TTACAGCAATAGCCGACACATCGATACCTTCTTTAGATGAACGTAAACTAAATTCGCGTCCATCTGGCTTATCATAATAACAGGCAGCAAAAGGTTCATTGATAGCCATAATATGTCCTGCTTCAGAACTCATTGTATACGGAAGATTACATACAGGTACATCGTATCCTGCAATCGTGATTCTTTTCTGCATAACACCGATCAATTCCCGAATATCTTTTAGGTGCTTACGATCAATCGCCTTACCTTCAGTAATCAATTCTTGTAGATCAATCTTCATCAACATATCCCAATTTTCGAATGTGTAACCATAGCTGAAAATTGATGCTTGAATTTCTTTTGTGAATGGGATTTTAAATTGCCAACGATCTCTATCATCGACATGTTTAATAATTTGGGGAATATCTTCACCGGGGAAAAAGAACATCCAGGTAAGCATTGCACCACTGAAGTTATTTTCTAGACTATAAAGTGTGGTCATTTGTTTTTCTAAACCCACTAAGTCGATAATTGCTGTTGCGTGGTGGTCGATATGTGTAACGCTATTTGCCTTAGCAATGATTTCTTCCATTACAGGGCGTTTATACGCAAAGTCTACAATATAGACATCTGCTCCTGTTACATCTGGTGGTGGTGTTTGATATACTCCTGCATAGTATTCAACGTCTTCACCTAACGCTCTTCGTACTACCCATGCTGCTGTAAATCCATCGGCACAATTGCCATGATAGATACATATTTTCTTCGTCATTTATTTCCTTCTTTTCGGTTGTTGGCTTTTATGGCGAATGTTTAGATTGTGGCGCCTCGGCGGCCTCGAAACAAATTGTGGTTCACATTCTGCAAACACTGAATGGGCACATATGAGCCCATTCAGCATGCCATGCATATAGTTTACGCCCATCCCGCCTACATATACAGAATCCGACTGTATACCAATCATGTTCTCTAGGCAACTAAGTTGTTTTTGCAGTTTCTCATTCATCTATGTTGATAAGATCTTCATTATCGAGACTTGCTATATCTTCGGCCTTAATCTCTTTCTTTGTATTAGCACTAGAATGATCGAATAAGGAGTGGTATGTATCGACAATCTTATTTTCCTTGAAACTAATACTATTGAGTTGGCCTTCATAATCTTTCAATAGCTGGTATGCACCATCTCTATCTCTAGAAAATAATTCTTCAACAAAACTATTAAAGAAGAAAATATTATTAGGTAAGAAATCACAGATAGGTACCTTTGTTTTCTTTACCCAATCACGGTAATCAATCTTCTTAGTTGCATATACGATATCTGCATGCCGATTAATCTCTTGTACGGCCTGGATATGATTATAGACATTATGTCCCATAACAATAGCATAGGTAGTTGTGTCCCAACTTGTCTTACCTTCCTTGCCATGCTTATTTAAATCGCCGGGACCCATTACACATAGATCACCGACAGTACAACGTTCCATAATAGGACCTTGGAATGTCATACCTAATTTACTGCCCTTTAGGGATTTATCATCGAGCCCTCTTCCCATTGCATAGGTAAGTTGATAGGGGTCGAATTTATTATAATTATAGGATAACGCATAACCGCCAGCTGCAACAAACGGTGATGCAGCATCGAAGCTAATGTTAATGTTAGGATTATACTTCTTTAGTTCACGCTCAATCGATGTCAGATAACATGCCCAATCTAATCTACCAATTCCCAAAAAGTGAATCCAATCTTTAGTTGCTAGTAATCCGTCTTCTCGCAGATCAATAAGACGTTCGAGCGCAGTTTTCATATCTCTCATGTTAACACCGGCGAATGCCCATCCTTCGAGTGTTCTATCAGGTGTGTATCCGAGTGCCTCTACTGCTTCCGGGATGCTATATGGGATAACTCTTTCGTACCATGTCTTTGATGTTTCATTTGAACTACCTGAAAGTACATTTAAGAATTTAGTTGCACCAGGTACTCGATGTTCCATAAAATACTTGAGATTGTATTCAGTAACATCTAAGCAATCTTCAAACTTAGTCAAACCAGTCTTCTCACTCAATGGTGGCAATGCAGCAAAAGCTGGAACGTCTAATGTCATTGACCAATCAGATGTGTGTTCTAGATAGCGTAATATTTCTTCACGTAATTTATCACCTGCCGGGGTCATAACAGTGGTCCAATCCATCTTTATAACACCTGTTGCAATTTGGAATCCGCCCGAATCACCGACAAGGATAGTATCTTTATCACGCTTGTGAATCATAGGTTCCCTATCATCACACTTATCTAACTTACGTTCAGCGTGACCTGCTGAATACAATCCATACTTGTAACTAAAGTACGCATCTTCGGGACCCTTTAAAAAGTCCAGTCCCTGAATACCCAGTTCGAATTTTTCTGGTACACGCTCTTTGGGAATAAACTTCTCATCAAGCAAATCTTTGCCCAGATGTGTTGTATAGAATCCGCTGATAGCCGGCAGGTATCGCGCCCAACCACCTTTGTCATGTCTCTCTGTGAAGTTTACTTTATTTTGTGTCATATTGTATTTAGATCTTAAGCCTTGCCTGCTGGTAAAAGATAGGTATATTTTCCGATACCGCTATCAATATCAATCTTCAATGCACCCATATCTGAGAAGCTCATTGTTGCTGTTGCAGTCTCTGTCAATTTTAGAATGCTTAGAACCTGTGCCAATGGCCAAGACCATTGATGTTTCAGTGTACCAGTTACGTTATCCGCAAATGGAACAGTTGTCCTATCTGTAGGACCGTTACCTACGCTAAAGTTTAGTGTACCCTTATCAACGCTTACTACGAAACGCTTTTCAAAGCCACCAAATACACCTAAGCAATATGATAGTTCAGCAATCTTCTTCTTTTCGGGAGAGATTACTACGTTCCATGTTGCACCCTTAAATGGCGGAACTTTGATCTGTTCATTAACCATTGTTTCGCTCATGAAACGATAGTTAGCAGTATGACCTACACCACTAGCAAACTTAATTTCAGTCGGTACAGTCACGCCATTACGCACTTCAGTAACAATGTCTGTTGTCGCTGTTGCACTAGAATATACAGGGAAGTCAATACAACCCTTTAAGATAGCAATACGTGATAAACCTACAGTAGTATCGATATCCTTAATAGGCTGATACATACTACCGAAAATAACAACGGTTTTGTCTGCATCGATTGCTTCAATCTTTGCTTCTGTTGTTGTACCTACAATTTTTACCATATCAATGAAGCCTAATGAATTAGTGTGCTTGATGATATCTTTAAATGAATCTATTAACATAAAATCTCCTCTTTGTTTAGTATATAATATTGCGAAACGTATGTCAAACGTTTCAGCACTTGCTGAAGTCAAATAGCGTTTCTAAGTGAGCATGTTCTTTGTTGGTTCTACTCAGGTCCCATTTAAGAACACCTAATAGGTTCTCTACCTTCTTATCAACAATGCCTGCCATCATATCATCACTGTCAAATGGTAGAGTTAAGAACCATTCTGGTAAGTGTACTTCATCTACCGGATATGCGATACTTGTAAGTCTATTTTCTGTAGTTGCTTTAAGTTTGCATATGATTACTTTCTGTCCATCAATAATCTTCATTGCATGTTGATCCATATGAACTTCTTTTAATCTATTCCATGCTAGGCTTGCCGTGACGTGGCCTGGCACATGCAGATTTCCGACATTGATACCTTTTAGTTTCTTAAATCCTGCATCTTCGAGTTTATCCCTATAATGCGTCAATTTATTAACTGCTCTGGGTGTACCTTGTTGCCATGGTTTCATATCTTCAAATTTTTCCTTGAATAAACGTACCTTTTCGATCACTGCATTCTCACCCTTGTCCGTTAGTGTATCCATTAGGATCTCACTGAGGAACTGTTGCACGAATTTCGGGGTATCTGCACGCTTCAAATCGAGTCCCATAGCCTTTACCTTGCCTACCTTGCCACCTACATCAAGTCTAATGCCATCTTTATCATACATCAAACATGCATAACGCTTCTTAACAATCCAGATACCTGTCTCTGAAACAGTTTCACGAGAGCTTGCAATTACACCAGTTGAACGCTTAATTGGGACATTTAATTTACCCAATAAGAATTCCGGGAAGGTTGCGGAAACTGCTTTAGCCAGGTCATTATAGAGATCCACAATGCTTTCTTTGGTCCATAAAATATCACCCTTTTCAATCTCTTCCTTAAGAATCGGATATGCTGAGAAGTAACAAGAGTCTGTATCTCCATACACAATAGATTTACCGTAGTGATCGTATTCACCTGTCATCATTTCGTTTGTCTTAGCTGCCATGTGTTTAGTAATTGTTCTACCGGTTAAAGTAGTTGATTGACCAAGACGCTGGTCGAAAAATCTACTGCCAGCATTCAATAAAGCGCCGTATGCAGAATTTAAGTTAATTTTCTTAACCAACTGCCGCTTATCCCAGAAACCGACAATACGCTTTAAATCCTTTTGATCTCTGTATATTGCCTTACCATCCTTAACCATTAAGTTGTGTTGATTCATATATTGAATTACACGCTTCTTATGGCCTTCGGTAATGATTTCCTTTAATTTTTTAGGTCTATATGACTCGGCGTCTAAGTAGGGGGTAGCCTTTGACTCCACGTCGCTAATGTCATCATTTGTGAACAATTCCGCCGGTACTTTTACACCTGCTATCTTGGCATTGTCCTCAATGTCCTGATAGTTGGCCATAATGCCCTGTAGCACCTTACGCTCATTGTACCAACGAGTTAATAGACTAGGAATTACACCTTCCTTATCAGTCTTAAAGATTGTACCGTTTGCGCTGATACACCATGGCTGTCCACTTTCGAATATTAGATCATGCAGTTCTTTACCAGTCACTTCAAATTCGGATCCATCTTCCATATCTAATATTAGTTTAGAGCCTATATCTTCATTATAGAAATCTTCCATCTCTAATACGTGGAATCTATCATTCCACCAGGATGCGAATGTATGCTTACCACCCTTTGCCTCCCATATAGCGATTGCTTCATTAGTACGATCTAATCTAATCTGCCCAATAATCATTTCTGGACTCATATTTAGAGTTCTAATAACAGATGGATATAGTGACTTCATGTCAGTACTACCTATCCATCTATGGAATCCCTTTCTAGGAGTTGCAACCCACCCACCTGCTGCGCGGCTTGCTGTCTCTTCGTGACCATGCTTCTTATCTGGACAGATCATATTATTGTTATGAGCTTCCATTAAGACATTTTGGTCAGTAACTGCTACTGCACCCATTGTTGTTTGGATTAATACGCAACTCGAATGCGCGATAGAATTTGCCAAGTCAATGAATTGAAGTTTCTTATCTAGTTTATCTAGCAGACGTGTATCTTGTAAATTGTATTCCAAGAACTTTTTAAAGTCATCGTTATACAATTCGTCTAGCGTGCCTTCGTACTGAATCTTTGTTTCGCCTAATTCAATTTCTGCAATAGCATTGAGCGTATAGCTGTGACGTTCTTCGTAGTTGTACTTTTTATAGATTGCCATGTAATCTATAGAAATGCGACCAATCAAATCATAAGTAAACGCTTCACGACCGCCACGTTCAAACTTACGTTCCTTGGGCATCTGTTCCCAAAGACACAATCGTCTAGCTTCGTTTTTACCTAGGACTTTCTTTATACGATTTACAACATATGGAATATCATATGGTTCACTGTTCCATCCCGATAATACATCAGCATCTTCGACAATGTCTATAAAGGCATTAAGCATTTCTGCTTCTGTTTTAAATAATACTGTATTACCTACTTCTTCAGCAATTGCTGATGCTTCTTCCCATGTCAATGTTTCTGGTGGAAATGCTAAACAGATAATCTCATCTAGCCATTGCAGATGAACCGATATAGCAGTAATGTAGTTGTCAGCATCAGCAGCATCTGACCACCCCTCATCCTTATCGAAACTAGTTTCAATATCGAAGAATGCTACATTTAGTGCTGGTGCGTCACCGTTGTGATAGTTGTGCTCAAGTGAACGAAAAATAGGATCAACATCTGATTCCCATCTTTTTACATTACCCGACAGTGTTTTTATTAGTTTTTGTTTTTCAACATAGGTACGTGGCACAATCTTCTTTACGGTATCTCCGTAAATAGTCTTGTGGGAACCCTTTGGGTCAGTAAGGAAGAAATGATAGTCAGGTTGGAATTCACGGTAAACACGTTTACCATTTACTCTTTCTACTATCTTGATTACTTCACTATCTCCGCCCCTTTTAAAAAGAGCGTCAACGTACATTAACCTAGACCCCCGGCCTTATATAGTTCTTCGAGTTCGTCGAATGCTTCCCTCTTATCATTCATATCTCCCTTCTGGCAGATTTTGATAAGCTTATTTAACTGACCGGGTTTTACTTCGAGCTCTTCAGCGATAGCGGCCACGGTTTCCTTCAATCCTTCTTTTAAATCTTCCACCTCCTGCATGACCTGTACGCCATCTGCTACCAACTGTTTTAGCCGTGCTATGTTTTCAGGACTCAATTTTGCCATTTAAATCTCCTTATATTATTCTGTTTCCCATTTTTCAATAACGTTATATCCATTATCAATTAATAGTTCTTTCTTAGATATAGTTTGTCTATATAATTCCCCGAATGTTACTCCCTTGACAGGATTTATATCATCACTGTTAAAAATTTTAGGATTCCCGTGCCAGAAGTCTCCCAGATATTCATATATTGTATTCGTTTCAGGTATATATGCATCTGCTATAATTAATTTATTGGCAACGATTAATCTATGTTGTCTATATTTTTTGGGAATACACAAGGAATCTAACCATACAATTTCTCTTAAAGACGTTGTGATAGCACATTTAGGACATCGTTGTCCTCGTAAATGTGCGCCTGCCTGTTGACTAAATTCGCCATGTGTATAACATGTTATATTTATAGCGGTATGTGCGCCGGCATATATAACATTGGCATAATTATATGTCGTTCCGTGAACATTTCTTAATCTTTCAATAAAATCTTCTGTACTGATTTTAAAATTTCCTGCACATTTACGACAGCCGTATCCCGATAAATGGCTACTAGGTAGTTGAGTGAATATTCCGTGATCGAGGCATATTATATTAATATCTTTATGTATTCCGGTATAGAGTACTTCGGAATAATCGTATTTGTTTGAGTGTATTATGTTGGCCTTATCAACAAAACTCTTGGTGGTAAATCGAGCGTTTCCACCACATGCTGGACAACCATGGCCTGCCGTATGTTTACCAGCAACCTGATAAAAATCTCCGTGAATATTACATTTAATTCTAACAGGCGCGAATGCCCCATCATACACACTATCCGTATAATCGTACTTATTTCCGTGAATATTCCGTGATTTCTGAACAAATTGTTCAGTAGATAATTTTCTTGTCATGCTATATTATAGCATAATCTACAAGAAAGTCAAGGATTTCTATTAAAACATCCCGTAGGCGTTGCCTGTTATTGGTTCGTTGGATCCCTTATACTGCTTGGGATCATATCCGTGTATTGGTGAAAGTATGCCTTTCATTAAAGTTTCGTCTGCTATTTCTTGCCCAAAACGATACATCTGGTCAGGCATGACCCTTCTAAACCATTCTACTATAAGTGGGCGGACATCGCGACCTGGATCCGATTCTTCGAGAGATCTAAGTTGATCGTTTAGCTCATCGTCTTCTATAATTTCCATTATATAGATTGGCGCCACGATAGCTGGAATAGGTTTTTCCATTAATCTCTTAACGAGTTCAAAA